ATCCAATCAGACCGCAGGAACTAACGTAACTCTTCCTTCTGGCGGGACTATTAACTTTTGGTAAAGTTAAATGTTTGGTTGGGTGGATGATTTGCAAACGCCCTCGAAGCGCTGGCTGGTGGTGGATACCACGTTTACCATTCCCGTGCATGCCGAGGCGGAGCTGGATGGCATCGCGGACATTCTTCAACCGTGGATTGAAGAAGGCTATCTTCCAGCCGATACCAATGCCACGCTGGCGGCCTTTATTGAGTCCAAGCGCGGGCAGATGCTGACCGCGTATGACGCTTTCCCACAGCTCTTCAAAACCATGAGCAAAACGCAACAAGAGATGATCGACGCCGGATGGCTGGCGAATCCTAATATTTAACTTTTAACAATGTCCCAGCAAATCTCCTCCACCCTCCGCTCACTTGGCGTCACTCCGTGGCAGTTTATCCTCGGCACCGTTTGCATCGGCTCATGGTGGGCTACAGTGCAGCCGCTGCCTTCTCAGTTGTCCAAACTTACCGAGACCGTCCAGCAGCTCTCCACGCGGGTTGAGATTCACACAATTTTGTTAAAGGACATTTCCGAAGTTAAGCAAGATCTTAAAGACCTCCGCTCAGATGTCTCTGCTCTGAGGTTTAAATCAGTTTCCACAAGCCCGCCTAGGACCATTGAAGGCGAAATGCCCCAGACTAATGAACTTTCTCTCCACCGCAATTGAATGGAAACCGCTCGTCGGCGGGGTGGTTGCTTTAACCATCTGCGCTTTGTGGCTTGCCATTGCAATGATTAACTCCAAAAATCCATGAGAACAAAGCGCACAATTGAAAACCTTGGCTCGCTGAATAAGAAAGCCCTAGCGAAGCTAGAGCCTTTTGTCACTGCAGTTGAACAAGCTATGGAGAAGCACGGCGTGAAGGTTGAAGTTATCTCTGGCCTTCGCTCTTGGGCCGCACAGGCAGCATTGTTTGCTCAGGGCCGCACTAAGCCTGGTCGCATTGTCACGAAAGCCCGCCCAGGTTCCAGCTGGCACAACTATGGTCTGGCTATTGATCTTGGATTGTTCAGCAATGGGGTTTACCTGGATGAAGTTGATCCCAAGCGAGCGGATAGGCTTTATCAGGAAATTGGTGCTATTGCTTCCAAACATGGCATTGAATGGGCGGGCAATTGGAAATCCTTCACCGAGACCCCGCACTTCCAAGTGACTTTTGGCCTTACGCTCTCAGCCGCGCGCCAGCGCCTCCAGGAAGTTAATCTCGACATTCAAAAACTTCTATGATCCTCAACATTCAATCGGTACTCGGCGATGACCAAGGGCGCGGAGTGAAACACTCGGAGGACGACTCTGTTGAGGCAGAGATTGTCGGTCTGGAGCCTGACTTTCTTGCTCCCCGAACGGCTCCGCCTAGTCTTGCTTTTCATGGAGCGAAGGCACCGAAGGTTGAACTCCAGCAAGAGAAGACCATCCATCGCACAGCCGCTTATATGATTGCGTCCGGCGCGAAGCCTCGAGCGGTTGCGGATCACCTCGACGTTGCTGTATCCACTGTTCGCAACTGGACCAAGCAGGCGTTTTTTCAATCACTCGTTGCTACGATTATTCACAACGAGTTCTCGGGTGACATTACGAATATGTTGAAGACCGCCGCGGTGGAAGCGGTGTTGGTTCAAACTGATTTGATGCATAATTCCACCAATGACTCGGTTCGGCTTAAGGCTTCCCAAGACCTCCTTGATCGTTATCGCGGTAAGCCGACAAACTTTGTTCATCATACGAACGGCGCAATTTCTGAAGACCCGGCGGCGGAAATCCGCAGACTTGAAGCTGAGCTTCTGAAAGACAGTAAATAACACTCAAACAAACTCAAACAAACTCATTATGCCAAACTATCAACTCTCTGAACAGACTCTCAATAAAGCGATTCTCCGCCAGGCCTCGAGCCGTGCTGATGTTCTCGGTTACACTTCTGCCGGTTCGTCCGTGACGCAGATCACTAACCGCACGACTGGAGTCACAATTACTGCTCTGAGCGGGCAGATTACGACGGACTCGACTTCCCTTGCCGCTGAGGCTTCTGCGAATTTCACCGTGACGAATACTCTCGTCGGGGTTAATGACGTCGTTGCTGTCTCGATCCAGTCCGGCTCCAACGGCGGTAACACTGCTGTCACGGTCGTCACGGTTGCTAATGGATCTTTCGTTCTGAAAGTTTCCAATAACAACGCTGCCGCTGGCACGGCTGAGACTGGAGCGATTATCATTAACTTCATCGTGTTCTCGGCTCCGAAGGCCTAACCCTCACTTTAGCTAGCCAGTCATTCACTGTGGCTGGCTAGCTTCTTTTCTTATGGACAAAAATACACGCGATCACTCCGACAAGGGGTTTAAATACGTCAGCAGCTCAGCTGCAATCACGGATGGTTCTCAGGTCTATTATGGCCTGCAGGTTCTGTCTGATCTTGTCATCTCGGCTATCACGTTTGCCAACGGCTATGAGGGTGACTCTGCTATTGTCGGCAAGACTCTACCCGCCGGACTTTATCGTCCGATGATGTTCTCTGCTCTGACGATCACTTCTGGTGACGGCATTGCTGAAAAACTGTAACCAATCTCCTCATGGACCAGGCTGCTTTTTTAACTGACCCACGGTTTGAAGATATCTCAGAAGGCTCTGTAACCCAGAAGCTGCGATTGATGTCTGAACTGGTTGTGCGTTCCAAAGTGCTTGGGTTCTCACTTTGTGTGCCAGCGGGCTTTGAGTTTGAAGAGAGCATCCCGAATGTTCTGTTCACGATCTCACGTCCGCGGGGTGAAAGTAAAAGAGCAGCCTGTGTTCATGATTGGATCTATCGCAACGGTGGGAAACTCTCTGAGGGCACAGTCACTCGTCAACAAGCCGACGCGGTTTATCACGAACTGCTTCGTCTTAAAGGTGTCTCGCCCGTTCGTTCTTACTTTCGTTGGCTCGGCGTTCGGCTGGGCGGAGGTTCTTCTTGGAAATAACTTATGAGTGCACCAGCAGAAAGAGGCAAGTATGAAGTGGAGCCTATTGACGGCACGGTTAATGACCGCAAGGTGGTTCTCCATGTTCCTGAACGTTACTTCAAAGCTTCGACAAGTCTTGTCTCCGGCACGACGCTGGAGGACTTTATGTCGAGTGAAGACGTGCCCAAGGGGGACGCGATCACGAACGGCTTTGGTTCCTACATCTACCGCGAGCAGCTGCCAAAAGCCGGCGGGAACTTGCGGTTTTTGTTTCTGAAGGACAAAACTGATGCAGAAAAGCTCGAGGTCGTCAAACCAGCTTTTCCGATTTGGAAACCCGTCGAGTGGCCCAACGTGCTGCAATCACTCTATGCGATTAAGGCTAAAGTCAAAGAAGCCGAGCGGGGCACAACTGGCTTTACCGCAACAACGAACATCCGTTCTGCTGAGCGGTTCTACGATCGCTATCGTCTTATCCGCGGAGGCACGTTTAACACTGAAGTTCAGGTCGAGGAGTTCTTTTCTCCCACTCCAGTCACCGAGTTCTTCGCCACGGAGCCACACCCGGAGCCGGTCTACTACAGCTTCCTCGGAATGCAGAACACTATCGAGGCCCTCCATGAGGAAATCAACATCCCCGAGCTCGAGGTTGAAATCTCCCGCGTTGAGGGCTTCGGCACTGCTAATGCACAAGAGATCTGGAACCTTGGTGCAAAGTTTCCTGCGACGATTATGACCACTTGGGAGGGTCATTACCGCTTCCTCAACGTCACCGAGCGGGATGGCGGTTTCTACTATCGCCGCGAATTCGTTCTCCCGCCACCACTTCCACCATTTACTGAAATCTAACTATGCCCACTGCCACTTACAAACTCAAAGACAGCAACGGACGTGAGCTTTGCTCTATTCCTTCTGTGCTGACACCAGTTGCACTTTCTGGAGTCGCGACAGACGCCTCGAGCAATAAGAATCTAGTCACCGTTACATCAACAGCAAACCTCTTCCCAGGTATGCCAGTTGCAATTCCTGGAATGCCATTTGGTTGTTTCATCCATTCAATCCTCTCGTCGACTCAGATTGAACTCTGGAGATCTGAATTCGACCGCGCAACCGGAGTCTGGACAACCTCTGCCGCTAATGCCGACGCAACCAAGACCGCCACCGGACAAACCGGCTACGCTTACGGTTACCATCCTGCCTGTGTGATCGAGCTCGCCTATGCAATGGGTATGTGGCGTAACCTCCATTCCAGCGACACCGCCAACGGCAGCCCTACGATCGTCGGCGCTTACGGTGAAAACCTCTCGCACGATACCTACGGTGAAGGCGTTGCAATCGTTCCCACCACTGGCACAGTTGCCACAGGTCTCTACACAATGACTGCCGGTGACGTTCGCACAACTGACACCCTCGCGGCAACCCCGTTGAAACGCCACAACGGTGAACTCCACGGCCTTCGCCCCTTCGTCCACACTTCCGGCCTCCTCAGCCACATCGCTGCCAACCCGCAGCACCACGTCTTCCTCTCCTCCATCGCGTAACTCCTTTTATGCTGCCCAACCCAGAAGAAACAGAACGCCTCGAAAAACTCCGTAGACTCCGTGAACTCAAAAAGTCCTACGGAATCTATGCCTATTCCCCGTCGCCTAAACAAAAGCTCTTCCACGCTGCCGCTCACCACAAGCATCGCTACCTGCGCACTGGAAATCGCTTTGGTAAATCCACCTGTGGCTCAGCGGAGGACTGTTCTTTCGCACTCGGGGCTCGCCTATGGCTGGACAAAGATGATCCTATGCGTCATTTGGGAATACCAAGGCGTGCGACAAAAGGTGTGATTCTCGTCGCGGACTGGGACAAGGCGCGGGAAATCTTCACCTCGCCGGAAACTGGGAAACTTATGGCGATGTTGCCGAAGGACCGCATTGAGGCTTGTATTAAGAATCAAGCTGGCGAGGTGTCAATTATTAAGGTGAAGAATGTGTGGGGGACGATTTCCACGATTGAACTCGACACGGTGCGGAGCTTTATGGCTAATCCGCTGGGCGGTGAAAGCTCTCAGTGGGACTGGATTCATGTTGATGAGCCGATCCCAGAAGCAATGTGGAAGGCTTACTCGCGCGGTTTGATGGACACGAAAGGTTCTTCTTGGTTCACGTGCACACCGATTTCCGAACAATGGATCAACAAGTTCTTTCTTCCACCGAAGATGATGAAGAGCTCGTTTGACAATGGATTCTCTTGGGAGACTAAGCCCGAGTGTTGGATCATGACAGGGTCGAGTTATGACAACCCGACGCTGGATAAGTCCGAGGTAGATCTTTACTCGAAGACACTGTCACCCGCCGAACGGGCTAGTCGAATTTACGGATTGCCGAAGAACTCTCAAGGGCTGGTTTATCCTGAGTTTGATCAAGAGAAACATGTTTACACAAAACTTCCGTTCGGCTGGAAAGACTTTGACGAACCGCCGGACAATTACACAATTCGCGTTTTCATCGATCCGCATCCAAGAACTCCGCACGCTGTTCAGTTCTGGGCTACTGCTCCGACGGGACAGAGTTTCTGTTATGCAGAAATCTTCTCGGCGGTTTACATTAAAGATCTTTGCTCGATGATTCATAGGATCTTGAAAGGCCGCACACCTTGGCAAATCTGTGTTGACCCAATCGCGTTTATTCCTAATCCGGTGAACGGGAAGTGCTACGCAGATGAGTTTATCGAAAATGGTCTTAACGTCCTGCCCGCGCCGAAGGAACTTTCCACCGGCATCCAGAAAGCTAAGCAAGAGCTTATCCGCCCGGAGAATCTGTTCTTTTGTTCTTCTTGCTCAGAGACGATTGAAGAATTCTACTCCTACTGTTGGGACAAAGATAAAGAAAAACCCGTTGACAAAGATGACCACATGATGGAATGTTTCTACCGCGCGTGCGTTGTCGGACTCGAGTGGGTCGATCTCAAGCGCGAAGAGTCGAAGATGGAAAACTTCCAGTTTCAAGATTCCTTCATGGACCTCTCCCCGCTTAGCTCTTCACTTTCAAACATTGCTGCATGAAACTCCCTGACCTAACAGAGCGCCTTAAAGCCGAGATTCCAGACCACAAACTGGATGAACTCTGCACGTTTCTAGTCCGCAATGTGAACCGTTCCCGCGGAGTCATGGCAACGAACTACGAGACCTGGGATCGTGCTTTGGACATTTACCGCTCGGTTGTCCACCCAGACGCATCCGATATCCGGGCTCGCCGTAAGAACGAGCCGGAAAAGATGATCGTTCCACTCTCTTACGCTCAGGTCAACACTCTTGTCACGTTCTTGTTTCTTGCCTTCACGCAGAAAGAATCCATCTTTGAACTCGTCCCCACCGGCCCTGAAGACTACAACCAAGCCCTAACCGCTTGCCAAGCTGTTATTGATCGGGAAGTTCGCAATACCAATTATCACTCTAAATTGGTGCAGGCCCTGCTTGATATGGCAAGGTTTAACCTTGGAGTGATGAAGACTAGCTGGAGGTATGAGTCTAAGGAAGTTAAGCAGGAACCGGTTAATGCGGAAATTCCTTTTGACCTTCTGAGCGGCTTGATGATGCCGATGCAGGAAGAAGAGCCGACGTTTTCTGAAGTTGTTGTTTACGAAGGCAACGATGTTGAAGTTGTGTCGCCGTATTATTTCTTTTATGACACGCGGCAGACACTCAATAACTGGAAGCGTGGCCGCTTTGCCGCGGATGAGACACAGTTTCACTTTCAGGAACTTCGTTCAATGGAGCGCAACGGGGAGATTTTCGGCACGGAGTTCATCACACCGTTTGACGCTCGGTCTTGGAAGCATCGTCAGGGTGGCACTCGTTTGAAGGACATCGATCCGCAAATGCAGCGTAAGGGCTTGAAGAATGATGACTATATGGTCTGCATTCTCACTGTGCAGGCTAAGATTGTGCCGAAGGATTATGAGCTTTCGGAATCGGAAGAGGATGAGATCTGGGTTTTTTCTATTGCGAACGATCAACGGATTCTTTCTGCTCGCCCGTTGAATGCACCGCATAATGAATTCACCTATGATTTGCTCACTCTCTCGCCCGATCAGCACGTTGAACTCACGGATTCTCTGTCCTCGTTGATTGATCCGATCCAGAGCGTCATCACTTGGCTCCTCAATTCTCGTGTTGCAGCTGTGAGACAGAATGTCGAGGGACGGTTTGTTATTGACCCCTCTTTCATTGAGACTTCCGATCTTGTTGCTGGACAAAAGTATATTCGATTGAAAAAGAATGCTCCTTACAACCAAGGAGTTGGTGCGTTTATCCAGCAATTAAAGACCGTCGACCCAACGGTTACTCACATGCAGGACGTTGAATCGTTGATGCGGATGATGCAGATTGTTTCTGGAGTTAATGAAAACTCCATGGGACAAGTTGCTTCCGGTCGGCGATCTGCTACTGAGAACCGTGCAGCTAATGCTGGAGCGGCTTCGCGAATGAAGCTGATCGCTGCGACTGTGTGGGTCGACGGTCTTGCCTCACAAGGAAGGAAGATGTTGCTCAACACTAGGCAAGATTTGTCCTTTGAGACGTTTGAGAAGATTGTCGGGATGGATGCAGATGAGTTCTGGGGTTACTTTCATCCAGAGAATTCCGTCGAGCTTCTCGGTAACGAGGACTATTTTTCCTTTGATGGCACGCTTTCCAGTGAGAAGAACTACATGGCTCAATCACTCCAGGAGCTCATCGGCATTCTTGCTTCCAATCCTGAGGTGCTGGCTTCTTCCCGCCTTGACCTTGTCGCGATGATTAAGGAAGTTCAGGCTCTTCGTGGGCTGAAACATCTTGATCGCTTTGAACTTCCACCTCAACCAATAACTCCTAATGGACTCCCCTCAGCTCTCCCGCCAGGAACTCAACCATCTGCTCCTATGCCTGGAGCAGCTCCGCAACAATGATCTTTTCCAAGCCTTTCTCACCGAGAGCCAAACAGCCTATGACGCTGGTATGGCAACGGTGTTGAAGAGCTGTCCTTCTGATCTTGGACAATTTGTCGTGCGCGAGCGACTGATCGGCGGCCTTGCCGAGACTAAAAGATTTCTCGATCTGCTCTCTGAAACAGAGGCTGATCTCAACCAAAAACTAAACGAACAACATGCCTAATAACCTTGACGATGAGGAAGACTTTCAAGAAGATCTTCCTGAAGAAGAGCTCCAAGAAGGGCTCGAAAACGAAGACGATTCTCCCAACGAGAACGAAGACGAAAATGACAATCCGCTCCCAGCGGGCGGACTGACTCAGCAACAGATTGTTGATCTGGCAACGCGAGCCGCAATGGCTAACGTGCCACGACAGCAAACTCCTCAACTCTCGCAAGACGAGATTGACGCAAAGCTGAATCGGTATAAAGTAAACTCGGAGTTTGTTAAGCTTCTCCGTGATCCTGAGGCTGACCCGGAAGCCCTTGTTGCTAAATTTCAAGAACTAGTCGATGGTTCTGCCAAGTTTGCAACGACGTCCGCTCAGCTGCTTTTTGAGAACGCTCTCAATCCGCTCCAGCAGCAGATTGCAGCACAGCAGAACTTTGTTCGTGAGCAGCAGACTAAGACCTTTGTCAAACATATCGAAACTCGCTATCCCGCGTTGCAAGGGAAAGGCAAGGTTGTTCGACAAGCCCTGGAGCAACTGGCCTCGTCTGGCTATGTTCCTCCGAATAATTCAAAGAGTGCGGCACAAAAACAAGTTGCTCTCGTTGCAGAGCAGATGATCCGCACAATTGATCCGAACTTTCGCTTGAGATCGGCTCAAAATCTGCAACGACAGGCGGGCAGTTTTGGTCAGCGCCGCGGAGGTGGTGGAGGTAGCGCTCCTGTCGGTGGCAAAACTGGTGCAGCTTCATTTTTGGACTATCTCGGTTAACAATAAACACACACAAATACAATGCTTGGCTTAATGTCTTCCGCCTCGTTGGAATCTACGTATTCCGAAAAGGCTATCCGTTCCATCTTTTGGAAATACCCTCAGGGCAAAGCTGTCCTGACTTACTTGCTGTCTCTCATGGACAGCGAGGAAACTGATAAACCTAAGTTCTCCTGGTTCGAGCAGCGTCATCAGCACGCTGAATCGACCACGGCGACTTCTGGTTCTCTCGGCTCCGGTGGTGCTGGCCCGTTCACAAACAGTGCCGTCACCGTCTCTGAAGCCGCTGCTGGTTTCTCGTTTACCGCTGGCACGACTTATGGCGTGTTCGTTACGGACGCTAGCAAGTTCCGCGTTGACGACGTCGTTTGGATCAAACGCGTTCCTAATGCTGCTGCCTCGGCTTATCTGGACCTCAAAGGTTCCGTCACCGCGATCGACACGACGAGCAATTACCTGCTCATCACCTCGAACGAAACCGTTGCCTCTGTCTCTAACGACACTGACGCTAACGCCATTACTCTTATGGTAATCGGTAAGGCCGCCGCTGAAGGTGACCGTTCCCGCGAAGGTGGCTTTGACTTCCCGATTGAAGTTGAAAACTACACTCAGATCTTCCGTGAAACCGTCGGTCCGTTCTCCCGTAACGCCCTCAAAGCCGGCCAGCGCTTCGACAAAACCGGTGTCTACACCAGTGCTGTCAAGCAGGCGTCTCTCCGCCTCACGGAGTCCATGGAAATGGCCACTCTCTTTGGTGAGCGTGCTGTTCGCACAGTGACTAACCAAAACGGCAAGTCCGTCCCGCAGCGCTTCATGGGCGGCGTTCTCTGGTTCCTCAAGGAATACGAGAAAGCCAACGGTGGTACCTTCACTTATCGTCCAGGCGGCTCGGCGATTACTTCGTCATCCTGGGCTACCGAGGAAGCTAAGCGCGTGTGCCAAGTTAATGGCACGGTGACGATGGCTCAGCTTGAAGGTTTGATTCGTCGTGCCTTTGAAGACACCGCTGACTCGAGCTTTGAGAAGCTCTTGCTTTGCGGTTCGACGCTTTACAGTGTCTTCCAGACTTACTTCGAGATGAAGTCGATCAAAACGACGACGCTCAAGACAAAGGAAGAATCCTACGGCATGACGATCAATATGTGGGAGAGCCCTTGGGGAACTCTTTACTTGAAGTCTCATCCGTTGTTCCAGCGCCAATCTTTGCGCTCGAGCGGGTTCATTCTCGACGTCGGCTGCCTTGGATGGAATGACCTTCAGGATTCTGAGGTCACGCTGTTGAAGAACCGCCAGAATAATGATGAAGACGGCCGCAAGGACGAATTCCTCGGTGAAGGTGGTCTGGTTGTCAAAGCTCCTGAAAATCACCTCTACCTCGAAGGTGTGACTGGTGTTACCGCTTAACTCTTATGGCTGCTCTTACTGCTGATAATGTGACGGTCACTCGTGGTTGGCAAACCGTTGCTACTCCGTTGATGATTAAGAACAAGCAATTGACGCTTGTGCTTTCATCTCAGGGTGGCGCGACTAACACGATTGATGCGTCGACACTGGGCTTCGGGGTTATCCTCGGCTCAGCAATGGCTCAGAAATCTGACGATGCTCTGGCGCTTCCAACGGCTCCAAGCTATGATGGTTCTAAGCTGTTTTTCTACAATCCTGCACAATCCACTGATGCTAATCGAGACGATCCGGCTGACGTGACTGGAACTTTCCGAGTTCTTGTTTGGGGTTATTAACCAATTAAGGCTTCGGCCCGTGAGCCTTTAATCACGGGCACTTTAACTCAATAGAAATTCAACGAAAATGAAAATTCCTTCTATGTCTTACGACGGCAAGCCTGGTGCTGCCAAAGATGTCAGCGCTACGTCCATGCTCGAGCCCGGTGCTCGTGAAAGTGCAAAGCGCACAACTGGAACTCCGAATTATGACCGCTCGACGGTTAAGCACGGAGCCTTCGGTGGTCTTGGTGTGCGCGGTCACGCTAAGTAAGTAAAAAATTGAAATGCCCTCGTTATGCCAACTATTGGACAAATTAAAGAAGTGATTGCAGGTTATCTGCATAAACCGACTGCGGACTTTGTAAAAGGTTCCGGTGCTTCGGAGATTGATTTGCTTTTGCTCGCGTTGAACAACGCTCGCAAGACAGCAGAGAGGTCTTATGATTTTTCCATTTGTCGCAAACGAGGGCATTTCACTTATTCTGGGACGGCTATTGATTGGCGCAGTCCTACTTGGTTTAGTGGAACTGGAACCGCGCGGAAGATTAAAACGTGGTATGAACGTGTCAGCGGCGGGACAGGGGCGGGAGCTTTTGGTGGAGTTGACCGTGTGCTTAGAAAATTGACTCAAGAACAAGTCGCTTCGTTGTTTGCTCGTGAGGATTATATGGAAGCTCCACTGTGGACGACAGAGCGGTATCTCTCTGACGCTGAGTCTCCGCTTGCTCGCGATCCTCTTTTGGGGCAGAACTACATTGTTACAGAAGGAAATAGTTTTTATTATTATCCCAACACTACGGAGACGAAAGTGATTGTTGTGGATGGCTTCTACTGGTGGCCAGCTTGGACGACCGGGACGACCACAGACTGGTGGACGGAGAATGCGGAAGAATTTCTCATTTGGCAGTCTATTGTGGAAGCCAACCGTTTGCCGATGTTCTTTGCCGGCAATTCTGAGGGTAATCTTGCTCCGCCTGAGAAGGAAGCTAAGATGGCACTTCAGAAATTGATTGACAGCGAGAGTGATTCAGATTTGAACAGTAATTTCATTGCAGACCTATGATGCTATCATCTTATCAACAACTTCAACAAGGACCTTCCGCGTATCAGCGCTTGCAACAAGGTCTTCCTGAGCCTGCAAAAACTCGCCGCGTTGGCGGAGTTCGTCGAAGAGACGAAACTCAGGATCAAATGCAGCAAAGGCTCTATGGTGGAAACCAGCAAACTGATGCAAATGGCATGGATATGCTTTTTCCAGGGAACCAACAGCAAAATCAAATGCAGCCTCAAAACAACGATATGAATATGTTGTTCAATGCTCAGGATGATCAAGTAGATCAAATGGATCCAACTAATCAAGGCTTGTCTGGTTATCAACAGCTTCAACAGGGTCAATCAGCATTTCAAAAATTGCAACAGTCTCCATTTGGACAGAGTTCTTCGACGGTTAATTCTGTCCGCCGCGCGGGTGGTGTGCGCAAACGCAATGAAACTCAGCAACAAATGCAACAGAGACTTGGCCAGTATGGCAGTCTCGTGAATGGTTAACAATTTAAATTTATGCAAAAACAAGATCCTATTGCTCAAGCGATGCAGCTTTTGCAATTTATTACACAACGGCGCGGGCAACAAGCTGATCAAAACTTGGGCCAACAGCGTTTGGATTTAATGTCCCAACAGCTTGGGCTTGAACGCTCTGGACAAGAAGCTCAGCTTGGCCTTCAACGGGAGCGGATGGGACAAGAACAGCAGTTTAATCAGCAACAGTTTGAAGCTCAACAGCAAGCTCGACAAGCCGCAGAGCAGCGGGCGATGTTAGAGGCTGCCCTTGCCGCAACGCAGAATGAACGTGACTTTGGATTTAAAGAATCCCAAGCCCGCCTTGCTGCAATTCATCAGCAAAAAATGCTTGAAGAAGCGCAAAGAGGGAATAAGTTACAGGAACAGAATCTGTTCTTGCAAGCTGCACCGATCTACACGCAAGGTTTGGACTTTGCAGAACCGGGCACACCGCAAGCGAATTATCGTGATGCTTTGCTTGAAGCTGTGAAACGCTTTGTTGCTCAGCAGCAAGGTTTCCAGCTTCCTTCTATGCCACAGCCAGATGCAACAACACAACAAATTGGATACTAAATTATGAATTTTTCTGACATCATTAAAACTGGTCAACAGTTTGCTCAAAAAGCTGCTCAGCCTAAGCGTCCAGCTGGCGGTGTTCGTCGGCGCAATGAAACCCGTGGACAGTTTAAAAACCGCATGGGCGGGCAATCTGACAATTCTGACATTACAGAATTGTTCAAAGGCATCCAGCAAACCCGCACGCGTGTTCACAAAGACACGAGTGGAAACCCCATTGATCCAAACGCGCCAAAAGGTTTGGACAAACTTTATGCTGACAACCCTCACTTGAAGCCCTCTGCAGGCCTGCAAGCCCAGAACAACTGGCAAGCCCGTGACTCCGCGGGCGCTGCAGCCGTTGCGCGAAAGAAGGCTGAACAGGAAGCTGCAAGGAATCCTTACGGCAACGTTGTCACTGCTCCTAATGGGTCACGCGGCGTTACCAATTCGATGGGACAGATTGTCGGCACGACTGCACCGGTTGGTGACGGATCTAAGCGAGTGTTCGATGATGCGACGGGTAAAATGGTTCCAATGGATCAATGGTTCGCGGATCGCAACGCAGTGCAACAGAGCAAAGGGATGACGCCCTCGCCGGTTGCTCAGGCCTGGAACACCGCGCAGACCACAAAGCCGGATTCAATGGATTTGCTTTTTTCTGGTAAACCGCAATCTTCTCCGCCCGGTGGCGCGCAGGCTGGTATGGTTGGCCCACCTGCGCCACGAGGAGCACCGGGCGGAGATATGCTGTTTGGAAAGATGCCAGATGGGCAATCTAAAGGGATGCCGTTGCCGGGGCCACAGATGGGACCGAACGATGGACCGCAATATGATTTCACGATGACTCCAAACGCGGGTCCGCAATACACACCAATGATGCCTAACGAAGGGCCACAGCGTCCAGCTGACTTTGGGCCTCAACTGCCTTACAGTTCGCCGGAGCAAGTGCAAGCCCTTCGTCAGATGAATGGTTTTGCTGGTCGGATGAATCCAACGGGAGCAACTCTTAACATGCTTATGAGTGACGTGTTTCCTAACCGTCCTGATATGCAATATCTACGCACGTTGTTTCCTGGCATGGCTGGTTCACAGTCCGGTTCCGGCCAGCTTTTGAAACAATTAGCTACAATGTCACAGGCTCCAGAATATCAAGCCTTGTTTAATCAAGATCAGATTCCTTCAATGTATCGCTAATCACTTATGCCAACCTTCCAAGAGATCTACAACAAATATAACTCTGCTCAGGAAAAGGGGCTCATCAAACAAGATGAGTCTCTTTCCACGTTTGCTCAGCGAGGCTTTCAAGTAACTGGTGATCCTAGCTACAAGAACATTGCTGACAGCGGATGGTTTAGCAACTCACTGCGTTCCCGCTCAGCTGATCTTTCGAACTTCATCGAGAGTGGTCCGGTGGATGAATTCACCAGTGAGGCTATCGGACGTATTGGAGATCTCTTTGGAATCACTCCGTCCAGTTCGCGGGCTGTCGGAAAGAAGCTGCCACGAATGGCTGTGGACTTTCTTCCTATGATGGTAGGCGCAGCCTTCGCAGCGCCGACTGGTGGAGCTAGTCTGTTGCCCGCTTTGGGAATGGCTGGCACGAGTGTGTTGAGCGCGGCGAGTGCGTTCGAGGACACTGGTCGCCCGCTCGATGCTATTATCGGTGGAGCGGTTCCTTATTTAGGCTCTAAATTAGCTCAAGTTGGTTCTACGGCTGCGTTAAAGTATGCGGAGAAGTCAAAACTTTTAAACCGTTTAGGGGTTCAGGGAGGAACACAAGAACTTGGGGCTGCATTGAACGCTGCTGAAAGTGCGCAGCTTGCAGCACAAGGTTTTTCTCCTGCTGCAATTGGTGCAACCACAGTAAATCGAACGGTGGTAAAATCCTTAGCAGACAAAGCTTTTGGTTATGGAGCTGGGCAAGTTGCAGCTAATGCCGGCTTTTTTGGTCTAGATACCATACGCTATGGCCCTGAAACTACTTTTACGAAAGATTATGCTTTTAATTCTTTAATTGGAAACCTTGCTTTTGGCCTTGCTGATATTCCACGTGCGTTTCGTCCAACAACGATTGCGAGTCGTTTTAACATGCCCAAGGCTCAAGAGGTTTATCTCACCCCAGGTGAAGAACGCTCCGTTCGCGCGGCTGCTATGTTTAAAGACATGGAAGACCCCGCGCAGATCGAAGCCCTCAAGCGCCGTTATGGTCTCGACATCACCAACATTGAACTCAACGCTGAGAAACTCCGCGCAGCTCAAATGGAGCGCACTACGGGGCAGGAGTTGGTGACAAAAGATTTTGTTTCTCGCTGGAACAACTATCTTGAATCCGATCCACTCTTTAACCAAGCCACTAATGGGTCGTTCAGAATTACCCAGGGTGGAGCTTTTGGTAAGGAGATTGTTGGATTAGATAAGGTGCTGGAGTCTAAGAATCTGCCCGCGCGGGCTCAAGAGCTTGTTGATGGATTTAAGGATCAACGAGCGGTGGTGAGGAAAAAATACTCTAATGTTGTTAGTTCAATGGTTAAGCCCGTGAGCATGGAAGAGTCGTTGACTCGAAGTGTGCAGGAGCTGGGGTTGGATGAGTTCTTGGCTAAGCCTGTGGCTGAACGAGATTATCACACAGCGTTGAAGGATAGTTTGTTGAGCCTTGAGGGAATTGACCTTGTGAGGGATATTCATCGGGTAGAGGCGAAACTTAAGCCGTTGAATGAACCTTTGTGGAAAGAGTTTGAAGATTTTTATCTTGGCAACCGCTCGGATCTGGACTTTGATAAACGGGTGGATCTTGCCGTGGCTGTGAGCTTGGCGCGCGGAAATCGAGCCAAAGTGGAAGAGGCTCGTGCTAAGGCTAAGGAAGCTAAGCAGGAAGGGCAGAAAGATCCAGTTGTGGTGGAAGAGTTTGTCGGAAAGCTTGAAGAAGATGCACGAGACTTTGTGCAAAGCAATCCAAAAATTCAACAGGATGCTAAGCTCGCTCAGGCGGTTAAGGTTGAAGAAGATCTGAAGGTCGAAGAAGCCAAAGTAGAGCAGGCCAAGGCTGAGGTCCGCCGGTTGGATATTACACCAGAAGAACTGGCCACCGCGCGGGTGAATTTGGACAATCAACTTAGGGCTTTTGTCGCGAAGGCGGAGGAGGCTAAAAGGCTGAGGGAGGAAGCCGCGAGGGTGGTGCAAGAGACCGTAGTTCAACCGCAAGCAGATCATCCTGCTATGGTGGAGTTGAAGAAGTTTGTTAGCACACTTCCGGAAAAAGGCCAGCAAGCTTGGGCAGCCCGCATGGAAGATGCGCAAAATTATTTCACTACTGGGGATGAAAAGTTTTTACCTCCTGTAGGTGATTTGAAGCGTAAGCGGATGCAGGCTATTTTGGAAGAAGTTGATCCGCAGGTTAAGCAGAGAGCTTTGGAAATCTCACAGAGGCTCGATGCGGAAATGAAGCGAAATCAAGCTCTGAGGGAAAAGGCTTCAAAGAAAGAAGGTTTGACTGAAGAAGAACTTGAAGAGCTTCAGCCGCCGGATACTGTCGGTTTGGATGAACTGACGTTTGATGGGCTGCCGACAGTGGATAATGAGTTCTCTTGGGCGAAGGACAAAACTGGAAAGAGCTATTTGATCCCGGTTCCTGAAGGTGATTTTGAAACCGTCCGCCCGTTTGCGGAGAAGCTGATGGCTAAGTTGGTTCCTGCTGGAGAAGTGAAAGAACGCTCGGCGGAGTTGATTGAGCTGGCTAAGTTCTTTAATAATCCTGAGGTCGTGTATGCACGGTTAAAG